ATTATTGGCAGGATATGGTACAGTCTCGTCTCGCAACAGCGAAGACATACGCAGACGTGTTCTATAATTGGGAGCCGAGAGCTATGCAATGGGAAGGTCTTTTGAAGTCTCTTCAGCATCTTCCACGCGAGCTACCTAAACCAGCAAGCGAGTTTTTCTCATACAAAGCGTAATAACGGTTGCCTTTTTATGAGAAAGGTACTATGATAAGGTATAATAAGTAACCAAGGAAAATTAAATGGCTAAGCGTATGATGAAACGGGCAAAACCCAACCCGGCCCGTATGTCTAAAGCTACTGTTAAAGTTATTAATGACCAATATTACGGTGCTGAACCTAGCGTCGTAGTTACTGATACATCCGGTTTGACCGCAGCGTTGAACTGGTACAATTATATGTTTGACAATGATCAATCACGTAATTTTCTTCTCGAATATATGAAGAAGAATGAATTCTCGAAATCTGATATCAACGCTGTAAAGCGCGTTCCTAAGTACAACATTCCATCCACTGTGGGCTGGTTGGCTCGTATCCAGATGAATGGTAATGTGCTGCTTAAACCTGATTATTTCAACACCCGCCTCGCACAGATTATTGCTGAGGGTATTGAGATTAAGGAAGAAGCACCTGTCGTTAAGGATAAGGTTGTAGTTTCCATTCAGGATCGTATGATCGCTAAGAACAATATGCTCTTCGCTGATGCTGAAGTAGAAGTTATTGACGAACGCGGTTCGATGTACAGCTTCCTCAATGCAAAAGAGATTACTCCTGCAGCTGCCTCGTTCTTTTTGAGCAAATATCAGCCGATTTATGACGAAATTATGTCTGATGACGAACAGGTGCTAGAATCGTACGGAAAGAATCTCAAGGCTGAGCGTGCTTTTTGGCAGACGATTATCGACGACCTTGAGCGTTACCTTAACAATAAGAAAGCTGTTAAGACGCGCAAGCCACGGGCGAAAAAGACTAAGTCAGCCGTCGATGTGGTAGGTAAAATGCAGTATCAGATATCATTTCCATCACTCAAAATTGTTTCGGTTAATCCAGCTGAAGTAGTTGGTGCGTCGCAGGTTTGGACTTACAATACGAAGTACAAAAAGCTCGCTGTATATAATGCAATGGGACCTGCTGGGATTAGCGTTAAGGGTACGACCTTGATCGGTTTTGATCCTGAAACTAGTGAAATGAAAGGCGTTCGAAAGCCAGAAGCAGTTACAGAGCAGGTGCTCTCAGCTGGTAAGATTCAGCTGCGACGCGTCATGCCAGCCCTCAAAACTAAAGAAGTCGTACCCACAGGACGTATAAATAGCGATACGATTCTACTAAGGGTTATTAAATGAGTGACAACGTAGTACTATTTCCAAAGCAGAAAAAAGACTCCCCACCTAATTCAATGGATCAAGTGTATCAAACTGCACTTGATACCCGCAAAGATCATATTGAATACATAATCGATGAAGTCCTATCTGAAGCGTTTATTTACACGCGTGATAATGGATTCGATATGGGTGAGGAAAAAGTCACTAAAAATACTGCAATGGTAATTGAGTCACTACGATCTGCACTCTATAGCTCTGCTGGTATATTCCACCCACTTCAGCCAGTCGCTGATATGATGTTCGATCAGAATAATGAAGATCCATTCATAATTCACGACGAAGAGCTAATTAGCCTCAAAAATGAAGCGATTAATGACCCTGATATTTAAATTATGAATGGATTTTGTGATGATAATTGTTGACCTATCTCAAACTATGATTTCTAACTTTATGGCTCAGATTGGGAACCATACCAATATTCCTATTGAAGAAGACCTTCTCCGACATATGATTCTTAACTCATTACGTAGTTATAACTCAAAGTACCGTAACGAATACGGTGAGATGGTTATTGCGTGCGATGATACGAATTACTGGCGTCGCGAAATATTCCCTTACTATAAGGCTAGTCGTAAAACAGATCGTGCAAAGTCAGAGATTGACTGGAACGCTCTTTTCACTATCCTGAATAAGGTCCGCGATGAGCTCAAGGAATACTTCCCATATCGAGTTCTCCAGATTAAAACCGCTGAAGCTGATGACATTATCGGCGCTCTATGTCAGGAGTTCGGTCAGGAGTTCGGTACTGCATCTGAGAAGATTCTAATCGTTAGTGGCGATAAGGACTTTAAGCAGCTGCAAACATATACGAATGTAAATCAGTGGGACCCTGTGCGTAAGAAGATGCTGGTTGAGAACAACCCTGAGCAGTATCTCCGTGAACATATCATTAAGGGCGACCGCGGTGATGGCGTTCCGAACTTCATCTCACAAGATGATTCACTAGTAATGAATATTCGTCAGAAGCAAATCCGTCAGAAGAAACTTGATGTATGGGCAGCACCTGGAGCTGTAGTAAACTTCAACGAAGAAGAGCTACGAGGGTGGAAACGCAATCAACAATTAGTTGATTTAAATTACATTCCGCCTATAATCAAAGAAGAGATTATAAAAGAGTTTCATGCGCAGGCTGGACAAGATCGCAGCAAGCTCTTTAACTATTTCATCACTTTCAGGCTCAAGAATCTGCTCACAGATATTGACCACTTTTAACATAAAGGTACCTATAATGCAACGTAAAACTATATCTTGGATTTTGAAGTTCACTGCTGCTCTTAAATCGGAAGATGAGCAAGTTAAGTGCCTACAAGCTAACAACAATAGCGCCATTCTTACTGTGTTGCGCTTTTGTTTCGATCCTAATATCAAATGGCTTCTCCCTGAGGGCGATGCGCCATATGAACCGTGTCAGTTCGATAACGTAGACAATATGCTCTACTCAGAAGCTCGACGCCTTTACCTATTCGTCGAAGGTGGCAACCCTAATCTCAAACAAAAAAAGCGTGAGATAATGTTTATTGATTTGTTGCAGTCCATTCATCCGGAAGATGCAAAAATGATTGTCTCTATCAAAGACAAGAAACTGCCCTTTAAGGGTCTTAAAGCTGCAACTGTGCTACGTGCATATCCCGGCCTGTTCTAACAAGGTAAAATAAATGAATAAGAAATTTTCACGTAATTCAGACCGTTATGATGATGAAGATGTTGTTGAAAACTTTAGCTACAAAGACGAACTACGTGATCGTCGAAAACAAAAAAGAATGAGAAATGCTCTCCGTACAAATAATGTTGTGGATCTCATGGATCTCGACGAAGATTATTGATAAATAGAGTATGGAGATAAAACATTCCTACATATACATTTAAGCGAATTAGCACAGATGAGATATGGGACGACTTTATGTCGTACGCTTCTCGTCAGGCGCTACTAGAATCGGACAGTGATATTGAAGCTGTTGTAACAACAGCTGCTTTCGTATCAGGTATTTCCGGTAGAACCCACAAACCAGATTCAGGATTCAATGACATGTTATCGCGTATTGCGGTAGCAAACCCTAGTTCACCGCTTGCAGAATCACACGGAGACAAAGGAGTTAAGGCAACGAAGACACGTGAAGCTGTTTTATCACAGAAGATGAGGCAGCTTAAGTCTAACTAACACATTATGTTCCAGGTGATTTACACTTACACTAGGAGCCATTTAATGGTTGCAAGAACTCAGCGCTTAACTAAAAGACAACAAAGACTAGCAGACAAAGGAACCGAGAAACAACAAGTAATGAAATTTCCATCTATGAATCAACTCAATCTAACACTGGGCGATATTTCACCAATGACAGATAATCAGATTGATGCTTTTGGATATTATGAAGATAATAAAAACGTCCTACTCCATGGATGCGCAGGTACAGGTAAAACATTTATTTCCATGTTCCTCGCTCTAAGTGAATTAGCCGATAAACGATCTCGTAAACGTAAACTTGTTATTATTCGTTCTGCTCAACCGTCTAAAGCGCTAGGGTTTCTCCCTGGTACAAAAGAACAAAAAATTGCTGAATATGAAGCCCCGTATGTGGATATATGTGCTGAACTCTATAACAGAGGTGATGCATATGAGATTCTAAAGAAAAAGGGTCTTATTGAATTTCACTGTACTTCCTTCTTACGAGGCACAACAATCGCTGATTCTATCATTATGGTAGATGAAATCCAGAATATGAGCTATCAAGAAATGAGAACAGTGCTGACCCGTACTGGTAGTAATTCCCGTATAATGCTATGCGGTGATACAAAACAGGATGACCTTACTTCCAAACGTTATAATGAAGAGAGCGGGTTACAGGATATCATGAGAGTGCTAAAGAAAATGTATAGCATTGAAGTGGTAGAATTTGGAATAGAAGACATCGTTAGGGGTGGATTCGTCCGTGACTTTATTGAAGCGGAGTATAATTTAGGATTATATTAATGACATGTACAAAACGTGAATTTATGATTGATTTTGTTTTGAATAGAGCAACGGCTGGAGGAATTACTTCTTCGGGGCATATTTGGGCCAATGAAGCAAATGCTGCCTGGAACCGAATTGATTTCCACGCTCCTGAGCTACCAACGCCCGTAGAATATGCTGACGAGGCATATACTTAA